CATTTGTGGCTATGTACTTGACCCCATTTTTTAATAATTGACCTCGATGGAGGTACGTGAACGTACTCGGAAAGATTAGTAGTTTACCCGTTTTCGGTTGGATACATCTTCCACAGCTAAACTCTGTAGCTCCATCGTTTTCGGTGTCCACATCGTTTAAATAAAGTATGTATGTGAACGTCTTAAAACTAGTAGGAATATTCGCATCACTGTGCCAGTGATAAAATTCACCAGGTAAAGTTCTTTGAATCTGTGGTGGGTACGTATGACTCATACGCAAGGTCATATCGATTAATTCATTTCGATCAATTTGTTTTATGTACGCTCTATACTCATTCTTTGCACGTTCCAATACCTCATCGAATGAATTTAACTCATCTACCCATTGTTCATTTCTATAAAGTCTTATTTCCGTACTTTTTTTGTAATTTTCTTCGACCCCCTTCGAGGTCCTACCAATTCGTTTATTATCGTCTTTTTCAAACTTATCTATAATTCTTGTACAAAATTCAGATGATATAAAGTTTTCACGTTCGTAAATAAACTCCATATTATTATATATAAAAATATAATCTCTATATAACATAATGACTCGATTAGAAGATTCTTGCACAACAACGTATACTAAAAACGAAGATGGTTCGGCGACTTGTACGATACAAATTAACACTGTAGGTGCAAAGTGTTTAGAGACAATTGCTGCCAGTCCAGGAGAATTCATAACCAACTACTTCAATGTTCGTGTGAAAAACGAAGGTGAAAGGATCATAAAACTCGTGATGGACTCCTTAATCGAAGAGAACAAGCTTGAAGAAATGAAATCTATGGAAGAAACCATTCTGACGTACACAAAACCCCAAATAATCTCATATGATATGGAGGCTTCCAATATAGCATAGTCCCAAGTCCATAGGACTTGTTCCAAACAATTTTCCTCCAAAGTGTCTCCCACTTTGTAAGAAAACCGAGCTTAAAAATAAAGTCTCCCTATAATATAAAATGTCGGGTGGTATTGCCCAACTTGTTGCCGTCGGAGCCCAGGATGCCCACCTCGTCGGTGATCCCGAGGTGAGCTTCTTCCGTTCTACCTACAGGCGTCACACGAACTTTTCACAGACTGTCGAACGTCAGGTGATCCAAGGTGCTCTCTCCGCAGGTGGTATGTCCACTGTTCGCTTCGAACGTAAGGGTGATCTCGTCGGGTACACGTACTTCACATCGATCAACAACGCCACCAACGCCTGTGAGGCCCTTGAATGGTCGGACATGATCGACAAGGTCGAGCTTCTTGTGGGAGGTCAGGTGATTGATGAACATGATGCCTTCTTCACCAACAATATCGCCCCCAACCTCTACGCGACCGGTCTCGCCAAGTCTGTTGCCGGTGGTCTCTACAAAGGCGGTCTAGGTACGGCCTCTGCCGCTAAATTCTACCCTCTCCGATTCTCCTTCTGTGAGAACTGGCAGACGGCTCTCCCCCTCGTGGCTCTCCAATACCACGATGTTGAGCTTCGCATCCGATGGAAGGATCATGCCAAAGTGGACAGCTCGGTCCGCCGTGTTGAGTGCCACGCCAACTATGTCTACTTGGACACGGATGAACGTGAAATGCTCGCCAAGGAACCCCGCTCCATCTTGATTACCCAGGTCCAGAAGTCCTTGGCGTCTATGGGGCGTACCCAAGAACTCAACTTCAACCACCCCATCAAGTTCATCGCCGCGAGTAATGTCGCCGTGGATAGCGTCAACACGGCTACAAACCGTATCAAGCTCCAGATCAACGGTACCGATGTCACTGATTTCAAGTTCATCGATCCCCATTACACGTCGGTGACGTCTTACTACCATGCCCCTCATGCGATGACGGACGCTTCGTTGTACACACTCCCCTTCTGCCTTGACACCTCCAGGGTGCAACCCACTGGTTCCCTCAACTTCTCCCGCCTCGACTCTGCTCGCATTGTCAGTGAGACGGCGAGTTTCAAGGATACCATATATGCGGTCAACTATAACATTCTCAGGATCGAAAATGGTATGGGTGGTTTGATGTATTCTAACTAATTGTCCGTACACTATAACATAATCTTTACTACTAATAAATGAACGTCTGGTTACTTGTTTTTTTATTAGCAGCGGTTTTCGTGTTAACCTATAATCCCGAGTCCAGGACACTCGAAAAGATTATTGAAGTCCAGCCTAAACAGGAACAGTGTGAAGCCGAAAGGTACCAACGCCTCCAGTTCATCGGTGGTGAGGACGCGTGTACACAAAAGGGAAAGACCAACATGGGTGCAATTATTTCTGCTTAAAAGAAACGGGCAGTATTACATATACTATGATTGCTCTCGACCGTGAGACAATGCTCGCTGCTGGCGTTGTTATCTGTTTGTGTTTGGTGGTCTATATGTATAATGATATGAAAAAGACGAAGGAAGATGTATTCGCCGTGAAGACATTTTCCACAAACCTCATGAAGAATTTGACGATCGAACCGATTGAACCCGAGCCTGTGAAGAAATCCCAGCCCCCCGCAACCGAGGAGAAAACGGAAGAATAAACATGTCCACTTATTATAACTTGCTAAATGAGCAATGAAGAAATACAAGGCAATAGCGATACCAGTAACATTTGAAGATGATCGCCCACGTTTCTTAACCGTGCGGGATAGAAGATTTAAGGATTGGATTTTTGTGACAGGAGGGTGTCGACGTCGTGAAATCTATAATCCATTGAGATGTGCTCTTAGGGAGCTTGAAGAAGAGACGAGGGGTGTCGTCTCACTTAAGAAGGGTGAATATACGGAGTTTACATTTATACATAAGGAAAGTCCTCTTGTGGAATTAGTATATAATGTGTACATATTCTTCGTTGACTATAAACGTCCCGAACAACAGTCCCTCATCAAAAAGTTTAATGATGAGAAGACAAGGACGAATCTGAAAAAAATTAACAAAGAACCCATCAAGAAGACCTACGATGAAAATGATTTCATGAGTTTTGATACATTGGAAGAGTTTAATGTTCGTAAGCGTTGGGATCTCATCATACGGAACGTCATACAGAACCCAGAGTTCTATTCCTGTGTGACTTCGTTAAATAGAAAAACATTCGGTATAAAATAGAATGAAGTCGAAGACTTACATCTTAAAGCAGATCAGAGATCTTCTTATTGATAACAAAGCCTACAATGAACGTCGTGCGGATGAGTTCATCGAGAATGCCCAGGGTAAGACGGTATATGAGCTTCTTGTTATTAAAAAGGACCTAAGTGAACAGCCGAAAGAACATGCAGACATGACATGTATGCGATCAATCTTTTACGATAATTACCAAGAGGATTAAAAGAATCCCCCTAAAGAGAAGTAAGTATGTTCAGGAGTTGGTGCTCGAACAATAAATTTAATACTCGGAAGGCCACCTCCCATGTTCTCATGGATGGTGGTGTACTTTCGATACCACTCGACAAACTTGACGAATTCTGTGATACATACGTGGAAGCCGTGAAGAACAAAGAAAAACTCTATTTAGTGGAACAGAAAACACCGACCTATAACTTTTTCGTTGACATCGACTATAAAGATGAAGAGGCTCTCGATCTCGAGCGTGTCCAGAAGGTGTGCCGAGTCATATGTGATAAGGTGAAGACACTGGGTGGGAAGGATTGTCTTATTTGTGTCTCGAAACCAAAGAAGGTTGATAATGCTCTCATAAAGACGGGTGTCCACATGAACTGGTCGGGATTTGTCGTGAACCAAGAAGGTGCCTTTAACATTAGGGATCATATCATCTCGACACTTACTTCCGTATTCAAACATGTGGATTGGGATAAGGTGATCGATCGATCCGTCTATAAGGGAAGTGGGTTTAGGATTCCTTGGTCTTATAAGAAGGGTAAACATCTCACATGCGAAGGTCAAGGGTGTTCAGAGTGTGACAATACGGGTAAGATTACAGAGTCACCTTATTTGCCACTTTTCAGATACACGTATGGACCAGTGATGTGTATCATGAGTAAACTTTCTCAGGATCCAACAGTTGAAGTGTTGAAGGAATCGATCGTGCGGACCAGTGTAAAAGAAGTTGTTACCATCCCGGCCATTGACAGTCGGAAAAAGAACGAATCTTCGTTCACACAGGCCCAGATGAAGGATGAAGTCACGGATTCAGAAGCTATTGCTCATCTCGAAACATTCATACGAAAGAATATGGATGGTCAGGAAGAAGCGAGAATAACAAGAATTTTCACACACAAGAAACATTTTTTGATTTCAACCACCTCCAAATACTGTGAAAACCTTGGTCGTCCACATAACTCCAACCATGTCTGGTTCCACATGGTTGGGAGTACAATCTTTCAGAAATGTTTTTGTGACTGTGAGACTGTGATTGGTCGTCGATATGGTTTTTGTAGTGGTTTCAGGGGACGTGAACATCGTCTGACTGATAGCATCGTGAATAAGTTTTACACAGATGTAGATCCACCCAACCGAGTACCAACACCTCAACCGAAGGTAAAACTCGACGTCACCGAGGTACTCCAAGTTTTGAACGAGTATATCAATAAATGTATCAGACCAACAAAGGTTCTAGCAGTCACAAAAAACAGAAGTAAATACATTGTTGATGTGACAGACACAGACTGTGATGCTAAACATGGTGCAGAATGTAAATTCATCATCGACAAGGCGGGTATCGATATGACATGTTCCGAGTGTACAGGGAAACCCAGGAGGTACCTCCTAAACAAGAAATCTAAAGAGATTTTATTTCCAAACACAAAATAAGATGTCGAGTATTCTCTTGGTAGCATCCACTTACCTCGTAAACTTACTCACGAAACGTGACATCAAAATGGGAGATATTGATATACTCATAAAGACGGCCCATGAATATTCTGGATTAGACCCAGACAGTTTTTACGCTTTCGTCACGAATATCAATATGTTTAAAACGAATCTAAATGATCCAGAATCTGCGAGTACTTTTCTTTATACAGCCCTAGAATGTCTCGAAAATGTGGGACTCGCGAGCGAATACCATGAAGAAATACACGAACTAGTTAAACAGATAGGTTATTACGCCGAAAAACAGCTTATGAACACCTCTTTAAATGCAGGCAGTGCGTTTCATCCTAAATACTTAAACAGTCGTTTAGAGTAGAAGCGATGCTTACCCGGTTCGGGCGTCACGTAAAGAAACCAGAAGTCTATGTACCTGTCGAGATTGTAGAGGATGATTACGCAGAGGACGAGTACGA